CGGCAGCGGCAACGGCAACGGCATCGGCATCGGCATCGGCAACGGCACCGGCACCGGCAACGGCATCGGCACCGGCAACGGCACCGGCAACGGCACGCCGCTGCAACTCGCCACGTAGGCGCTCTACAGCCGCAGCGCGAGTTGCCCAAGCACGATCGCGCACCGAACGGACTGTCGGCCTGACCGACTCCCACGTCTCCCGGTCGACGATCGCGACCATCTGCTCGAACTGCTCTGCCTCGGTCGTCCATCCCGCGAAGCGGAACATCGCCGGCGCGTACTCGTGGACGAGCCAATCGACGCACATCCAGCGGCGCGCCATGTCGTCCTCACGGCCGGTGTTCGTCCCGACGACCGGGCCCGCCTTCATCCAGCCGTCATCGTCCAAGATCGGTTGGCCGTCGTCGTCGCACTCCACCAGGAACGGCAGCAGCTTCTGCCGGCGCTCGTCGTCGAGGCGATCGTTCAAAGACCTGAGGAACTGGCCGACGACCGGCGACACGCACTTCGGGTGATCCGAGAACGGCTCACGCACCACATAGGAGACGAGCTCGGCCGCGCACGCCAAGACCTCAGTCGGAGGCGTTCCATCGGTCGGTGGTTCGTGGGCGCCATGCGCCAACGTGATGCTGCTCATGCTGACTGTCCCTCCATCTCGATAGCTGTTTTTTCGACGACACGAAGCTCCGACGGAGCCCGGTACGACCTGATGCCGTCAGCCGCCTGGACGACCACCCAGGAGACCGAGCTTGGCCGGCCGAAGATCCAAGACCGCTGCTTGCGGAAGCCGACGATCACGGCGTCACGGCCAAGCTCGTCGATCACCGACTGGCGCTTCCGCAGCGGAACCGACAAGGCCGGATGCACGACGCGGCCGTTCACCACGTACCCGCCTCACGCCGGGCGTCGCGACGCTCAGAGCCCGCGAACATCTGCTCGTTCAGGCGGCGCTCATAGTCGACCTGCAACTCCTCGCGCTCGTCGTCGTCCTCGATCACGTTCAGCTGCGCGGCAACCTCTTCGGCAAGCTCGATCAGCCGTGCGCGGATCTCTTCCATCAGCGCGCCACCGGCTCATACGACGCGAGCACACACACCGTGCAGAACCCCTGGTTCGGATCGCCGCTCTCGTTGCCGCACGAGCAGGAAGGGATCGGAGCGAGCGGCGTCGGATGCGCCGTCGACACGATCGGCAGCAGCGGCTCGCCGCAATCGCACATCGACGCGGACGGCGGACACAGATCGTCGCACCGAGGGCATGTGAGCATGCTCATCTAGAGCGTCGCCCCCGCGTGCGGGTTGGAAGGCTTCAGCTTCGCCGTGACGGCGATCGTCGCGACACGCAGAACGTGCGCCATCCGCAACGGATACTCCGCAGGGACGGCCTCGCCGATCCGCTTGATGATCGGCTGCGCCTCCGGCAACTCGAGCAGCAGAAGATCCGCGATCTGGATCCCCGAACGGTGCCGCGCATGACGCACGTCGAGCACGCTCACGCTGCCGCTCCGATCAGGATCTCGTCGTACTCAGCCTTGGTGATCGTGCAGAGAGTCGCGCCGCCGGCGAGACGAACGTCCGGGTGCGCCTCCCGGTAATCGATCCAGGCGCGATCCATCGCGGTCATGCCGTCATTCGCCGCCACACCGACCTCGATACGCTCACCCGCCTGCGTAACGAGGCGCACCTTGAAGAACCGGCTCACGCCGCCGCTCCAAGATCAAGCTGTTCATCGGACGGCCCGGCTTCCGTCAGGAGGGGAGCAGCAACGGGGGAGTGCAGCTGATCATTCGGGCCGTCCGAGGCAGCCGACTCACCGCTGCGCGCCGCAGCGCTGCCAGTCGACGTGTCGGCTGCCTCCGAAGGCACAGAGACCAGCCGGTACTCGAACGCGTTCGGGCCGGTGTGTTCACCGTCAACGTGACGGCACTCGATCACCATGCTCCGCCGCTTCCGCAACTCCGAGATCCGCGAGTTCAACCGGGAGAAGCCGCAGCGGTGATGAATCTGGGCGGTCGTATGCCACCCACCATCGGCGAGCACCGCCGCGATCAGGTCGCACTGAGTGCGCCTCTGCCGCAAGCCCAGGCCGTCCGCGCCCCCAGCAGCCAACCGATACACCTGCGGCGACCGGTACTCGTTCTCGTCGCGCACAGACGCCGAGAACCGCTCAGACGACAGAATGTCCCGGATCGCCGCATCACGCGCACGAACACCCCGCGCGATCTCCGGCAACGTCCGTCCCGGGTTCGCCACCACGAAATCGATCACACGCTCCAACAGCGTCCTCACGACTGCACCGACCGAAGTGCCCTGGTGAGCTTCCGACTCAGCTCCGCCTGTTCCCGCGCGAGTGACTGCAAGGTCGCGGACAAATCCGGCTCGCCCTCCTCATCGTCAGAGGAGGGGACTTCCGACGGTGAGACACCGAGCGCAGCCGCGAACGCGGAGCGCGTCTGCAGATTCGGGAGCATCGGCTCGGTGACGTCGAGGTACCGATAAATGGCACGCCGGTACGTCTCGATCGTCTGAGGGGTGACGCCCTCCGGATGCTTCGTCGCGAGGCGGCGCGCGAGCTCGCGGCGAGGCATTCCTTGCTCCTCGAGCTGATGGCTCAACCAGGAACGGAAGCTGCGAGGAGTTGCCATCGCCATGTGGTGAGCATGATTAACCACATGTGGCGAAATGTCAAGCGCCACAGTGGCGAACTACCGAAACCACCTTGCGGAACGACGCCCTGTCGCACAAGACTCGCGCCACAGTGGCGACGGAATCCCCGTACGCAGCGAAGCTGAAGGACGCGATCGCCCGGTCAGGAAAGAGCGTCCGGCAAGTCGCAAAGCTGCTAGCTGACCGAACCGGAAACACGCTCGAGGACGAGCGGAGCTCGGTTTATCGCTACCTCAAGACTCAAGAGCCGATGCCACAAAGGGCAGAGCACCTGGCAGCTGTGCTCAGCGCCCCTGAGCTAGCTGAGGTGACACCTCGGGCGGGACGACGTTCAAGCCGCCTGGCAGAACTCGAAGCAGAGGTCGAACGTCTTCACGAACGACAGCTGACCTTCGCCGAAGAAGTGATTGCACGGCTGGCTGCTCTAGAAGCAGACCAGGTGCCCGCAGCGCAGCGATCAGATCGTCAAGAGACGGGCGATCAGGGAGGCGCGAACTGATGTCCAGTGATTCGCTCACTTTGCCGCCGGCCTCGCGTGACCGGACCGGGGAACCTACCGGGTGTCTCGGATGATGCTCGCCGCTCAAGCCTGCCTCCCTCAGTCGTACGCCCGCCTGCCGAGCCTAACTAGACGATGACTCAAGCATCAACTACGATTCCTCTAGTTCACTCTTTCCAGGGAGAGGCCCGCTGACGTGTGTGTGGATTGATCTTCGGCTTCATCGTTCTCGCAGTCATCGTCGCGAGCGACGACCTAGTAGGGAAAGGGGATTAGGGTGCTGAGGCGACTGTTGCTCGTCGGAGTCACGACCGGGGCGCTCGCCTCCGCTGGTGTAGCGACCGCACATGGAACGGCTCATTCGGCCGGTGTCACGCCGTTCAAGAGCAGCTCCGTGTACTGCATCGCCTACAACTTGGCCAAGGCTGATGCGTTCGTTGGCTGCACCGCTCGGATCGGAGGGCGTTGGACGACCGTCCTCCTGAGCCGACAGGGGGCACCGTTGACAGCTCCCGCTCCGAGTGCTCCGAAGAATCCTGCTGTCTTCCAGCAGTTGTCGGGGAGGTGGCATGGAGGGCCGTTCACTTGTGACCCGACGTACGGAGGGGTTGCTTGCGTCGCCGCGTCGGGTCACGGATTTGGAATCAACTCCCACCGCATCGTCAAGGGCTGAGTTGTTAGACGACGATGAGTGCGATGAGGTCGGGTGGGCAGCCGTCGGCGACGAGTTTGCGTAGCTGCCCGATGTCGGTGTCGTTGATCGCGAACACGTTCGCTTCGAGTTCGGACAGTCCGGCGTCGCGTGCTTCTTGGTTGCGGCGGCGGTGTACCTCGTCAGCCTCGAGGTCTCGTTGCTTCGCCGCCGCAACCATCAGGTGCCCCGTTTACTTCGCCGGCTGTGTGTCGGCGGCCGCGACGGGTGCGAGGTATCCGCAGCCGAACGTGACGACACCGACGAGCGCGGCACCGACGACGGTCGGCGGGTCGACGTGTCCCCACTGCGAGAGGCTGTACAGGATCAGGGTGGTGACCCAGCCGCCGAGCAGCGAAGCGGTCACCTTCGGGTGAAGTGCGAGTGCTCCGTTCATGTTTTCCTCCTTGGTTGGTGTGGTTCTGCGGCCGCGGCCAAAAGACCGCGAGCGGATTCCTCGAGGATCAGATGGTCGGCGAGCGCCTTCATCGCTTCGCCGTGTGTGCGGAGGCTGCCGTTCATCTCGACGACCTTCGTGAGCACCTGGTCGCTCATCGCGACGCTGCGCGCGAGCGCAGCCGTCACGTCTTGGAGCGCCTGGACGATCGGGGTGATGTCGGTCATCGCGCGCAGCTGGTCGCGTTCCTGCTTCAGCTTCTCGTTCTCGTCCGTCTTCTCTTCGGCGACAGCCTTATAGAAGTCTCCGCGCTTCTGCCGCCACGCGAAGATGCCGCCGACGAGGATCGCTCCGAGCAAGACGAAGTTCGTCGACTGCGTCTGCAGCAACGACGACGATGCAACAACCACACTCGAGAAGAACGAGATCCCAGCGAACATGCCTACGCTACGCCCGGGACGTCGACGTAGACCATCGGGTTCGCGTCGAACGGCCGCCAAACCTCATGGACGCCGTCGGCGTAGTTGCCCTCGACGGTCTGCACGCCTGACGCGGTGACGCGAACGATGTAGCCGATGTGGAACGCGTTGACGAGCTGCAGATCGGGCGAGAGGAAGATGACGAACGCGCCGACCTTCGGCTTCGCCGCGAGGTAGTTGTGCGCCTGGGCCCATGCGGCGATCGACGGCACATACGCGGGGAGCGGTGCGGGCATCGTGTGCCCGGTGACGCTCTTCAACGCCCACTGCGCGAACGACGCACACCAGGCGGCGCCGTACGCCCCGGTTGAGCCCTGGTAGGGGCCGAAGCCGTTCGCGGTGAAGGAGATGCGCGGGCCGCGGTTCGAGCCGTCCGGCACCTCCTGAACGCCGAGTTGCAGCACCTCGAGCGCCTGGATCTTGAGAGCTGTGTCTGTCGCGCCGACACGGACGAGGCCTTTGACGCGCTGCGCGGCGAGCGCCACCCAGCAGCGCGGCCGAAGCGCCTTCCCCTCGAGGATCGCGAAGAAGTACCGGGTCGTTGTGTCGCGCAGCAATGTCGTTTTCGAGCCGCACTGGCCGAGCTTCGGGTAGCCGACCCGGTACTTCATGGCGATCACGGCGCTCTTCGTGCGCGCGCCGTAGGCGCCGTTCGGCTTGAACTTGAACGTCGGCTTGACCTGCGTGAACACGTACGGGCGATGACCGCCCAAGAGCCACTGCAGATCCTGCACCCGTTGCCCGTTCGAGCCCGCATGAAGCGGGAAGGTGTCATGGCGAACCGCGGCGTGTGCTCCGGAGGGAGCGAGCACCACAGCCAACGCGGCGAGCGCTATGAGGGCAGGCTTGCGCCTGCCGGATGGCGTTGCGTTCATCTGATTTCCTTCCTGGTTAGGCGGTTGAAGGCGGGCCGAGGATCTGCGCGATCGCCGACTGAACCTCGGAGTCGGATGCGGTGCCGCCGCTCAACTTCAAGACAAGCGCGTCACGGGCTGACGCCTCCTTTTCGGCGGCGGCGACGGCGGCGGCCGAGGTTTCCTCATCGGCGACACACTGCGCGAGCTCGTCGACGCTGAGTGGACGTACCGTCACCTGGGCCGGGCCGTCGTTGGCCAGCTGCTCGAGCAGTTTCTGCCCTTCGGCGATCTTCGAGGCGCCGCCTGGCGCATCGCCGCTGCGGGCGAGCACGATGCCTTCCTCGATCGCCGCCAGTGCAATGTCCGAACCTGGCGGCGGGGAACAGTTGACAACGACGCACACGGGGACGTCGGCAGGGAATGTATGTTCGACGAGAGTCGCCCCAGTGATCTCGTCGGTCGAGAGGATCGTGTCCATTTTTCCCGTCCTTTCTAGAAGGGCAGCCCGTAGAGGGTGGCCCTGGTTCCGGCAACGAAGTTCCCTGTCGGGTTGACCAGAGTCAGCTCGGTGATCGCGGTCACGCCGCGCCACACGTTGGTGATCAACTGCGCAGAACCGAGGCCCGTCGTGATGCCGGTGAAGAACCCGCACTGCGCGAGGAACGTCTTGAACGACGACGATCGGTAATGCGGGATCACGATCCTGGTGGCCGCGAAGAAGGCCGCGGCCGCTGACGCGCCAGGCTGTCCGCCTACCGGCGCGTAGGTTGGGGTGAGCTGTTCGGCTGCGGACGCTGCCGCACCGACACCCTTAACGAGCTGCATGAGGTAGTCCGTCGCTGCCGCGTCGGCGTTCACGCGCAACCCGATGTCCTGGGTCGTCACGACGGCGTCGGTGCGTGCGATCACGTCGACCATCAGACCAGCGAAGTTCTGGTCGATCGTCGCAAAATCGATGGTTGCTGCAGGCGAGCCGAGAAGAACGTCGGCGAGCGGGCGCATAACGCCGTAGTTGATGTTCGCCTCGATATAGGAGGCCCACATCGGCTGGGTGAAGGTGTCGCCGACGTTCTTGTCGATGACCTTCGTAAAGTTGCTCATGCGGCCGCCTCCCTTGAGGGGTTCGTTGTTTTCGTCATCAGGTGGTTTGGTTAGGCGGCCAGGTAGTCGGCCGTGGTGGTGTTCGCCGGGTCGGCGATCAGCGAGGTGCCGATAATGAATGCGAGCTCCGCCGGAACCTGCGACACGAGCAAGGTCGTCGCGTGCTGGACGCCGCCGGCGGAGATCGCATGGTCGAGCCGTTCGAGGTAGCAGTCGACGCCTGAGATCGTGAGACGCTGCTGCAGCTCAAGCCCGAGTTGTGTGGCGAGCAGTGCTGCGGTCTCGTTGTAGATCGTTCCGGTTTGCGGCGGATGCGGGTCTTTAAACCGCTTCATGATCAACACCGCCAACGCGGCCGCCGAGACGTCGTCGGGCAGGTAGGAACTGGAGATCGCCGCGGCGTCGCCGACACCGTAGTTCTGAATGCTCGTCAGGTCTTCGGCGATCTGCGGATGCCCGGTAGCTACCGGGGTGACGGTGACACGGTTCGCGATCGCGTCAGCGGACGCGCGGCTGTTGATGTCGGTCAGCTCAGCCGAGAACGCATAGGAAGCAACACGGCGGCGGTCACGTGCGTAACGGTCTTCGAAGTGGAAGACACCGTTGCCGTCGATGAACGCGTAGCCCTGCTCGGCGTCGAGGATGCCCTTCAACAGGTCGAGCGCCGACACGGTGCCGTCAGCCGAGAACGACATCGACGTGATCGCCGGTGTGCCGCTCAACGAACGGAACGCCGGATCCGTGAAGCCGAAGCTGTCGAGAAGCAAACCAACAGCCTGTGAGCTCGAGATACCGATCGCGGGACCGATCACGGGGTTCTCGATGCGCTGCATCCAGAGCAGCAGATCCTCCGCCTTGATCGCACACTCGCCGGTGTCGGGGTTGTAGTCGGCGGTGCGAATGAACCCGTAGAAGAGACCCTTCGTTGTCGCCCACGCGTCAGCGGAAGCGATCACCCGGAACGGCCGCATCGGCACGAACCCCGGTGACTCGGTGTAGAGCGGCGAGCGGGAGTCGTTCGGGTCGTAGTGGTAGATCAGCGACGACTTCAACACCGTCGCCGAACACGTGCCCGACTGGATCGACGCGAGGACAGAGTCCCAGCCGCGGCTGATCTGGATCGTCGAACCGGCCGCGACATCGTCGGTGAGGTCGTCGTAGGGGCCGTTGAAGAACTCCGTCCATCCGTTCGTGAGGATGTCGGTGCCGCCGATCAGCGAACCACCGATCGTGAACCGTCCACCGATGCCGCCACCGAAGCCGGCCTGCACCCGGTAGTCGGCGATCCGGTCGTCGGCACTCACCGCAGCTTCACCCTCACAAGCCCATCGGTATACGGCGCAGCAGCGCGGGCGAGCTCACGCCCGTCGACCTCGATCACGATCGTCTGATGGCCGCCACCAGGCGACGTCGAGGTACCCATCAGCCGGTCGAGCGGAATGACTGCCTCATGGCCTGCCTCACCGATGACCGCGACTGTCGGTTTCGTAACGACGCCGCCGGCGGCGAGGTGGGGGAGGCTGATGCTGTTGATGTCGCCTCCGACCCAGTTGCCCTGGTTGTCGAAGCCGTAGAAGCCGGCGGCGGCCGGGACACCGTTCGTGTCGACAGGGCCTGTCCAGCCGCCGGCGGTCACGTCCGTGGTGAACCCGGCTGCGTTGCCGGTGTGGGCGGCGATCCATTGCGCGAGGTCAGCGAACGCTTGCTTCAGTGCGGCGCTTGATCCGACGAGGTCCTTGAAGTCGGAGGCGACGAGCGGCGAGAACGCGTTCAACGTGTCGAGGTTGAGGCCGAACTGCCAGCCCTGCGGGTTCGCACCGTTCAACCAGCCCTGCAGATCGGAGATGCTGAGCGTGCCGGCGGCGAGGCCGGCGCCGAACTCGTCGAGCACCTTCGAAAGCTCGGTCTCCTGCAGCGTGCGCTGGTCAGTCACTGTCTGTACCGCCGCCGCATACGCGGTGTCAGCGTCGACACGTTCCTGCTGCGCCTTGATCCCAAGGTCGTACTCGTCGAGCTGACGTTGCGCGGCCGCGACCGCAGCGTTGTCGGCGTCGATCGTCGACTGGTCAGCCGTCGCGGTCGCGGTCTGCGCCGCCTGCGCGGCCTGCGCCGTAGAGGTGCTGATCAGGGTGATGCCGTCAGCGAGCTGCGCCACGTTCGTGACGGTGTCGGTAGCGGCACCGGCCACCGCAGTTGCCCCATCCGAGACGGCGCTCGCGGCGGCGGCCATGTCATTCTGCAACTGCGCTTTCGCGTCATCGAGCGTCTTGTTCAAACCGTCGACCGTGTCCTGGCTCTGCATCCCCTGCATCTGCTTCTCGGACGGCGTCAAAGCGCCGTTTTGGAAGTAGGACGGATTCTTGGTCAGCTGGTCGAGAAGCTTCTGCGTCTGCGCGCTGAACGCCGACTGGATCTCCGCCGCGTAGGTGCCCCATTTCGTTGACACCGTCGACTGGAGCGTTGAGAGGGACGACGTGAGCGCCTGGTACTCGTTGTCGAGGTTCGACGCGACCTCCGAATCGACGTTCGACAGCGATGTCTTCAGCTTCGAGATCGTCGCCTGGATCAGCGCGCGCTGCTTCGCGTCCTTCCCGACCATCCCCGCCTGCAGCTTGCTGATCTCGGTGATGATCGTCGCCCGCTGCGTCGAAAGGTTCCCCGCGACCGTCACATAGCTCGCCTGGAGCGCCTTGCCGGTCAAGTAGTACTCGCGCTTGATCTCAGCGGAATAGGCGACCGTCGAGGGTTGCATCTTCGCGGCGAACCCGGTCTGCTCCGTTAACAGCGACGCGGCGAACGCCTTATCGGCAAGCACCTGGATCGACGTTTGAACGTCGGCATGCTGGTTCTTGAGCTTCGTCAGCTCCTTGTTCGCCGCTGCGGACTTCTTCGGGTCAAGCCCCTCCTTCTTAATCTGAGACCGGATCGCTGCCTGCGCCTTCTCGAGCAGCTTCGCCTCCGACTTCAGATAGCTGACCGCGAGGCTGTCGTCGCCGGCGGTCTTGCCGGCGTTCCTCGCCTGATCAGCCGCACGGCTGATCTGATCCGCGAGCCCGGCCGGGACCGTCGCCGCGAGCGACCCGGCGAGTTTCGTCTTCACGTCATCGAGCCGGTTCTGCAAAGACGTGACCTCGCGCGCGACCGCGGCCTGCTGCTTCGCCGTCCCCTTCCCCTTCAGCTTCGCAACCTGCTGCTTGGCCTGCTCGAGCGCCGCTTCTTCCTGCTTCAAGTAGTCCGCAGCGAGCGAGTTGTCACCGGATGCTGCGGCGTTCTTCGCCTTATCCCGCAACCGGCTGACCTGATCGCCGAGAGCCGTCGAGAAGAGAGAGTCACCGCTTACAGTCGTCGGCTTATGCGGTGCATGGCCGACGACGAGAGGATTGCCGCCTGCGCCGCCGGCCGCCGTCGTCCCCGGGCTGTTCGTGGCCTGGGCTAGTAGATCTCTGATCTGATACTGGCCGCCTCCCACGAACGCTGAGAGCGACGACGTGTGCACCTTCGTGCCGCTATGAGGAGCCGACTCCACGATCGGCTCGCCCTTCTTATCGAACCCGACGATCAAGCCCTCATGGCCAGGGCCCGGGTTGCCGTTCTCACCGTAGTTCGTGAACACGACGTTGCCGACCTTCGCCTTCGAAGCCGACACGGCGCTGCCCATCTTCACCTGCTCATAGGTGCTGTGCGGGATGTTGACGTTCAGCCCGTTCGCGAACGCCCACTGCACAAGACCGGAGCAGTCGAACCCGCCAGGCGCGTTGCCTCCCCATAGGTACGGCGTGCCGAGCGCCTGCTGCGCGAGGGCGAGCATCTTCTGCTTGCCCGTTGACATCCCGGCGTTGGTTGCACCAACGCCGTGCGCAGCCTTCGCGGCGGCCTCAGAACCTGCACCTCCAGCGGACGCACCTACGCCGTATCCGGGCGCGTTCACGTACGCGTCCTTGCCTGGCTGGTTCAGCTCCTTCCAAATCGTGTCGTACATGAACAGCGAACTGCCGATCACTTTGCCGCCGGGGATGTTCTTCTTTAGCCAGTCTTGGATGCTGGCGCGGTGGATCGCGACTTCGACGCCGATGACGATCGGTGCCATGCGCGAAAGAGCGAGGAGCGCTGTGCGAAGAGCAGAGACCTCGAGGCCGGCCGCCGTCGCGGCGGCGCCGACGAGTCCGACGTCTTGCGCTAACGCGTAGAGCGCCAACGCCTTCGTCGTCGATTTGTAGGCGATCCAGGCGCCGATCAGCAGCTCGATCGCGTGTTGGTCGCCGCCGACAGCGTCAGAGAGAGCGTTGAACTGGCCGGCGATTACCTTGACCACCGGGATGCCCGCGCTGATGGCAGCCGTCACGAGATGGACGGCCTTCTCGACGTCGCGTTGGATCGCACCGGACTTCTGTTCCTTCGCGAGCCACTTGTCGAGCTCGGCCCCGTATTTCTCGACGGTCGGCAACAGTGCCTGGCCGATCTGTACCTCGACACCAACGAGGTTCGCGTGGAGTTTCTGCTCGATCACCGACAGCTCGTTTGAGCTGGCAGCGAACGCGCCCTGCGCGAACTTCCCCTTCTGCAGGAGGAGGTTGAAGGTCGCGAGCTCCTTCTGCTGGGCCGTCAGCTGCACGGCCGACCCGGCGCGCGCCTTGGTGAGGCTGGTCTCCGCGTTGTGCAGCGCGACCGTCGCCTGCGCGACCTGGGTGGTGCCGGCGCCGTATTTGGCCTCTGCGGCGGCGAGTTTCGCACGTGCGATCTCCAGCTTCGTCGTCGCGTCCGCAACCTTGGCGCTGACGACTGTTGTCTGGGCGATCCCGGACCGGTAGGCCTCTTCCTTGACCGCGTTCGCGTCGATCACGATCCCCATCCGCTTCAACCCCAGTAGGCGTCCGGCCAACGCCGACTGGAAAGCGGTAAGCGCAGTCGCGGAGGAGACCTTGTTGAACGCGCCGACGTCGACGGCGAGTTGGACGAGACTCTTCGACATCCCCGCCGCCTGGGCCGGTGTTTTGCCTACGTTGGTCAGAAGCGTGCCGACGGTGTTCGCCGCGGCGAGTGCGGCAGACCTGGATAGGCCGAGTGCTTCAGCGGAGTTCTGAGACCACGCCTTCACTTCGCCGGAGCTGGTTTTGAACACCTTGTCGGTGCGGGTCAGTTGCTCCTCGAGCGAACCGACGGCGTTGATCGATGTTTTGACGACTTCGACGAAGCCGGCTGCGCCGAGGAACTGTGCTGAGGCGAACGCGACGTTGCGGCCCAACCCTTTGAAGCCGAGGCCGGCGCCGATCGCGCCCTTGCCGGCGCGGCCGAGGTCGCGTTCCATGACGCGTGCCTGGCCGCCGGTGTGCTCGAACGTCAGCCCGAGCTGCTTCGCGGACTTCTCGGCCATCTGGTGTGCGGCCCGTTGCTCCTCGGAGCCTTTCTTCGCGCCGTTCGCGACCTTGACGTACTCGTCGAGCAGCAGCCTCTGTGACTCGCGCTGCTTGCTGTTCGAGACGATCGCGGCGCGCGCGTATTTTTCGAGGTCGCCACTGAGCCTCGCACCCGACGTCGAGGTGGTGCGGAACGCCTTCTCGATCGAGTCGGCATCACCGACGATCTCAACGCTGATCCGTCTCGTCACCGACGAGGTCACGTACGGCCGCCCCTCTTGTTCGGGCTGGTTGCCTTGTTCGCGGCGGCGACGGTGGCGTCGGTGCTTTTCACGAGCGCCTCGAGACGGGCGGGTGTGAGGTCGAACATCGAGTCGTCAGGGAAGACGCTGGGGAAGTAGTGGGTCATGTGTGGTGTCCACGCTTCGCGTGGGTCTTTGAGGTAGAGACGGTTCAGCTCTTCCGGCGTGGTTTCTTTGCGGCGCGGGCCTTCGCCGCGCGCCTGCTGGGCGCGGCGGCCTTTTTGCCGCCTTCCGGAGGGTCTGCGGTGTCGTCACCTTCCTCACGGGTGTCGAGCACGATCGCCTCGATGCTCAGGTCGGGCAGGCTCGACGGGTCTTGCCCGTCGAGCATGTACGCGACGATCGTGAACGCGAGCGCCGCCCGCGGATCTTCCCGCATCAGTAGCGCCAGGATGTCGCCCGGCAGCAGGCCCGCCTCGGTTTCCGTCGATGTCAGCTGCCGCACTTTGTCGGCCTGCCGGAACGTCCAGTCGCCGACACGCACGGTGCGCATCTCGGCACCGTTGACAGTGACTTTCAAATCGCACCTCCGAAACCTTCGCTTGTGAAGCGGTCGAGGAACTCTTCGACGCGGCGGTTCACGACGTCGACGTTGTCCTCGAGCGCGGGGATGAAGACGTTCCGCATCTGCAGCTCGCCGAAGTTGCGGCGGTTGCGTGAGGGGAGCGGTGAGCGGCGGAGCGTCTGCTCGACGGCGACGCCGCGCTGACGAACAACGACCTTCACACCGCCAGGCTCTTTCGAGCCGTAATCCTGTTCGCGGAACTTCGCGTCGATCGCGACCGGTGCCGCGACCTTGCGGAGCTCGTCGCGCAGCTGCTTGCTCGCTTCCTTGCTGAGCTTCGAGAAATCGCGGATGAGGGGCCCGAGGCCCCTCACCGCGATCGTTTCCTTCTCCGCCATACCCGGTGATGCCCCTTACGCGGTCGCGTCGGTCGTGGTGAGCTTGAGCGTGATCGGCTCGGCCGCACCGTTGTAGAGCACCGTGAACGGCGTGTCGGCGTCGAGGATGCCGGGGCCCTTCGTGACCGGCTTCGGCCCGTCCAACCGGCATGCCGGCAACGTGATCACGAGCCCGTAGGTGATCGCGGCCGCGATGACCGGCCCCGTCCAGGTGAAGACGATCGGGAGGATCGTGCCGTTCTTGAACAGGTCGCACGTCGTGAGGTCTTCGAACTCGCCCATCAGGTCGCCGGTGAGCCCGGCGAGCGCGTTCGCGAGCGGCTCCTTCTTCAGCGTCGAGGTGCGCTGGAAGAAGCGATCCAGCGCAAGCAGACGGTCGAGCTTCAGCGACATGCTCTTCGAGAAGAACGCCGTGCCGTTGACCGTCACGCCGAGCTCCCCATCATGGAACAGCGTCTGCGCCAACGGATAGGTCGGTGCGACGACGAGCGCCTGCGTGTCGTCCTCCGCCTGGGCGTCGACGGTCACGTCGAGCGTCGCGTAGTCGTCGAGGCCCTGCGTGATCGTGCCGTCGGCGACCTTGCAGCCCGTGTAGTCGAACGCCTTCACCGCACCTGCGGTTCCCGGTCGGCCCACCTGGGCGGTGAACGCCAGTCCTGCGCCGTCGCCGAGCGTGAACGTGTGATCCCACGCCGTCGGCGCGGTGCCGACGGACGGCTGCGACAGTGCCGGTGTTTTGCCGAAGAGATGCTTCAGCCACTTCGACGTGCCCTCTGCGGACAGGTCGAACTGCACGCCGCCGTTCGCGCCCTTCGCGGCCGGCGACTGATGGTCGGAACGCTGAACGCGTTGGCCCTTCCGTAGACCGGCCGACACGCGGTTGTTCTGGACGCGTGCGATCGACTCGTTGTTGAAGTCGTTGAAGTAGCTCGGCACGACACGTGTGCCGTACGTGACCTCGTCGGAGATCCCGAGCTGGTTGTCGAGCTGGCCCATTACTTGTCACCTTCCTTCGGGGTCTCCTCGGACACGGCTGCGTTCGGCTGTGCCGCGTCGGGCTCGGTCTTCTGCGCCGCGCTGATCTCCTTCGACGTCGCCGTCCGCCACGTGTGGTCGTGCTGTGGAGCGCGATCGTCGCTGTCGGAAACCTGATCCTCGCCCTGGGAGAGCAAGCTCTCCGCGATCGGATCGGGAACCTCGACGGCCTTGCCGCGAGTCGCCTCGATGAGACCGCCTGTCACTTCGTCGTGTGGAACCTCGACCTCCAGGTGAGGCCCTGTGTAGACCAGCCACTTCATGTGATGTCCTCCTTCTAGGAGACTCGGCTTGAGTACGTGAGCTCGAAGTTGCCGCGAACCGACCAGCCGCCCTTGTCGACGGGTGCGGGTGTCCACTTGACGTTCGAGACGATGCCGCTGCGTGTCTGCTGACCGACCTGCGGCAGGTTGTCGCGAACCTCGAACTGGAGCTCTGTGAGGATCGCGACGGCCCGCGCGAACGCGGGTTGGAACGCTTCGTCACCACCGGACCGGGTGACCTCGTATCCCTCAACCAGGCCGGGGATCCGTACGAGCTCGTCGCGTCGGCGTGTCCGTGACGCCGTCGCGAGCTTCGAGTCGTCGACGATCGGGCCGGAGATCAGGTAAAGGAAGTTGCCGAGCGGCAACTCTTCAACGGCCGGCGGAACGAGCTGCACCTGCACCGTCGAGAGATCCGGGTTCGCGGCGAGCCGTGCGACCATCGATACTTTCAACGCTGCGATGAAATCAGGGACGGTGAACGCGACCATCAGAACGCCTCGATGTCGCTGGTCTCGTCGTACTGGCCGAGCGTCGCATCGACAACAGGGATCCCTGTCGGATATTTCGCACCGGGCACTGAGAGACGAACGGTGCCGAGGTCGTTCGTGACGCTCAGCGTGCGGTCGCCGATGTCTGTGGCCATCAGCTCGAGCCGGGCCAAAAGCTTTGCAGCCTCCGAGATTTTCGCGGGCGGCATCTGCCAGCCGTACTCGTAGGCGACGACCACGTTGCGGCCCTGGACGGGCCTGTACGGCCACGGCGTCGGCCTTTCGATCTTCCCGGAGTCGTAACGGGCGATCGACGCGAAGTCGTCGTCGGAGAGGGCCTGCCCGTTGACGGTCGCCGACAGCAGCCTGGTCGGCCGACGGTTCATCAGGTAGATGATCCGGCGGTTCTGCCCCTCGAGCTCGTCGCGTGCGTAGCGGCGGACGAAGCTGACGTTGCAGACCTGCTCGAAGAAGTCGGTGATCTCGTCGCGCTTCGCGGCGAGCAGCTCGTCGGTGAACGTCAGGCTCGCCAGCTTCCGGTCGTCGTAGTCACGGAGCTGCGCAAGCGTGAACAGCTGCGAACCGACGATCTCCGCTGACGTGTCAACCGACTGCGCGACCGTGTTCCAGATGCCGCTCCACGTGACCGTCAGCGAAGCGACCTCGGCTTGCGGGGCGAGCAGGTAGGTGTAGCGGCCCGCGGTGTCGGGATCCTTTACCGCGGCGCCGGCAGCGACGACGACATTACCGGCGGCGTCGACGATCGCGACGGCGACGTCGTCCGCGTCGGCGTAGCCGGCGTCGAAGACGATCGACAGTTCGCCCTGGGTGTTTTTCAAGATATGCATGACGTCTCAGGAGAAGGCGAGGGACGGCGGCCTTCGCCGTCCCTCGCCCGTCCCGGTTCAGGAGTCCTTGTCGGACGCCTTCTTCTTCGCGTTCGTGCCCTTGACGAGGCCGTACTTGACGGCCAGCGTCTGCGGGATCGTCTGGCCCGCCTGGAGCACAACAACGCGTTCGTTGTGCACGAGGCGGGTGAACTCCTCGACCTTGTACGTATCGTCGCCGCTCATGGCTAGGAGACGTCCACGTCGGCGAAGTAGTTCGGCTGCCACGCCGCGAACGCCGCCCGCAACTCGGCGAGGATCGCGATCATCCGCTTCGTGAAGAAGTCGGCGTGGCTGTCGGTCGCACGAACGGACACGCCGGAGCGCATCCAGCAGACCGCGCCCGGCTTGTACGCACCCACGAGAACGGAGTACTGCGGGAACGCGGTCGTGACGACGATCGACTTGCCCCACACCGTCATCGGGGTGGTGCCGGAGACGCCGCCGAGCACGCCCGGCAGCAGGTAGTTGTCGTTCGCGTCCTTCTCGAACAGGACGTCTTCGTAGTCCTGCGGGTGCATGCCGATCCCGTCCGGCTCGATGAACCCGTGCAGGCGGATCCACGTGATGCCGCGGTGGATCGCCTCGATCTTCCGCTCCGCCGCGGTGCCGTCACGGTTGATCGCACCGATCCCTGTCGTGTTCAGGATGCCCTTCAGGTTCGAGCCTGCCCCGTCGCCGGACACGATCTGTCCGTCGAGGCGGTTCTCGACGCCGTACTCGAGGCGGCCCGACACGAGCGTCTGGAGCTGCCCCTGGTCGGCCAGCTGCGAGCGGTGCGCCGGCGTCCAGTGGCCGATGTCCCGCACGTTCGCGGTCTGCTCGGTGTAGACGTATTCGGCCTCGCCGTAGGCGTCGCCGAGTGCCGTCTCCACCGCCGCGTCGGTGCGGGTCGTCTCTTCGACGTAGATGATCTGGTCGGACTCGGTCGTCCCGACGGTGATCAGGTCGAGGAGCCGCAACGGCCGAACGGGGATCCCGACCGGCGGGTAGCGACGCTGATCGATGTCGACCAGTGCAGCACCATCGACAGGCGTGTCGACCGCGAACAGCGGTGCGCGCGCCTGAATCCGGGCGACGAAGTCATCCCGGCCGACGATCTCGATGCCCGGAATGTCGATCCGTGCGTTCGGGCTGGTGAACGCCCCGGTCTCCTGCAGCCGTGCGTACTCGGGCGACGCCATGAGAGCCTCCGCCGCCGAGCCGAACAGCTTCTTCAGCGACGGCGAGCCTGCGGCCTTGTTGCCGAGGTGCTCCATCAGCGCATCGGCGCGCTGCCGGAGCTTCGAGGCCTGCTCGAGCTTCTCGCTGCCGACCTTGTACGCGGAGTCGACCTGGTCGAACGCCTCCGCGTCGTTGAGCGGGTTGATGCCGCTCTCTTTCAGCGAGGTGACGAGCTTGTCAGCCGTCTCCTTGTCGTTCGACGCTTCGGACTCGAGCGTCCGAATGCGTGCGGTTGCCTCCCGGAGCTCCTGCTCCAGGATCTGAGTGGCGGGCGCCATGTTGGTTCCTTTCTCTAGGTGGTGGTGTGCCCGGGGGTGAATGCCTCGCGCACGGCGGCGTGAGCGAGCAGACGCTCGGCTCCGTCGACGAGCTCAGGGCTTGAGGGCTGCCCGCCCTCGGGGTCTTCACGGGCCGCAGTGAGCGCGGCCTCGATCTCGGTGACGCTCATCGCGAGCGCCGCGATGACAGAGATCCCGGCCGCGGTGATCGCGGCCATGTGCTGCGTCACGTAGGCGCTGACGAGTGCTGCGGCGAGCGCGGACGTGTCGGCCTGGATCTCGACGTCGATCGTCTGCGCACCGAACGCGGACTTGCCGGTCGGCTTGGTACCGCTGGCGAGACGCCTGACGGTGTCGTCGAACGTCGCGACGCGGTCGGCCATCCCTGCCTTCACGGCGTCGCGGGCCATCACCATGCGGCCCTGGCCGAAGTTGTCGCGTGCGTCGGCGACGGCGACGCCGCGGCCCTTCGCGACGTCGGCGACGAACATGCCGTAGTACGCGTCGACGTCGGCCTGGACGGCCGCGAGCGCTTCCTCGGACAGAGGTTCGAAGGGGTTGCCCTCCGTCTTGAACTTGCCGGCCGAGATCAGCGTGACCTTGACGCCGTCCTGTTCCATCGCGGCGCTGAGGTCTTCGTGTGCGCAGTAGACGCCGATCGAGCCGACCTCACCCGACGGGGTGACGACGAGCTCGTCGCACTGCGAAGCGATCCAATACGCAGCCGACGCTGCTGTCGTGTTCGCGATCGCGGTGATCGGCTTCTGCCCGCGCGCGGCGCGGATCTCCGCGGCAAGCTCGGGAATCTGATCGACACGGCCGCCGGGCGAGTCGACCTCGATCAGGATCGAACCGACCGACGGGTCGGCGAGCGCCTGCCGGAACATCTGCGTAAACGCATCCACGCCGGTGCCGCTCGGTCCGCTGACGCTGTTCAGCGCCGCCGCGCGGGGAGCGATCACGCCGAAGAGCGGCAGCACCGCCACTGCGCCCTGGGTTCTCGCTTGGCTGCGACGCGCTGCGGCTGCTGACCGCCCTTCGGCGATCCTTGAATCCACTTCGACGGTCGTCAGCCGATGGCCGCGCGACCTATACGAGAGAAGATCGACGATCACCGCGAGCGTGCCCGGAAGGATCGCCCACGGCCGTTCTGACACAGCGTTGATGATGTGCCTGTACTTCACCTGGTCGCCGGCGGCGAGCTCGAGCTCGTCCGCGGGCTCATGTTCGAGCTCGCTCATGCGAAACCGTCCTCTGAGTCGTCGGGAGCGTTCTGGGAAGGCGGCGCCTTCTTTGAGGGAGGAGCCGCAACGGCGGTACCGCCTGCTGCTGCATCGGCGGCATGATCGAGCGGCACCGACCCAGGCTTCGTGTACGGAACTTCCGACCACGGCTCCCTGTATGGAGTGAGGCCGAGATAGCCGCGCTTGTCGTCGGGAGACATCGCGTCGCCTAGGGAGTCGAGCGCGGTCGAGAGCGACTCGAGATCCGGCCGCAGCTGCTCGCTCATGTTGAACTTGACCTGCAGCGAACTCCACGACGGCGCGGCGGGGAGGAGCTGCGCCTCGACGTCGCCCTCCACGTCGGCTGTCCATGTGCCGACGGTGTCGCGGATGTACTGGCTCCGGATCGTCGTCGTCGCGCTACCGGCGGAGCGGCTGCCTGTGAGCAGACCAAGCACGAGCTGCGGCACCCCGTAGGCGGCCGAGACTTCGTCACGCGAGGCCTGCAGCAGCTCCATGACCTGCGAGTTGCTCGGGCCGTCCTGCGTCTTCTCCCAACTGCCCGAGGTGACGAGCACCTTGCCGGCGTTCTCCGGGGATGCGTACGCCTCAACGATCATCTCGCGGATCTCGCGTGCCTTCTCCCGGGTGAGCTTGTCGACACTGATGTGCGCCGACGGCTTCATCGAGTTCGTGAACCACGCGATCAGCGACCGCACGACGGCGTCATGCAGCCGGATCGTGTTGCGGCACGCCGCGAGCGGTGACACACCAACGGGCAAATCCGGGTCGGCGCCACGGCCGAAATGAACGACGTCCATCGACGCGACGTTCCGAGTCTGTGACGAACCGATCCGGCGAGTCGAAAGGTCGGTTGCAACCTTGTAGAACAGCGGGAGTCCGTCATCGCCTTCGATGACGTCACGCACACCGCGCCACGGAACCGACTTCAACCCGGAAGGCAGACCGTTACCGGGCAGGATCTCCCACAGCCCATTGCCGAGCACGAGACGATCGACGATCGTCCGCCGAATCAGCGCCTGGCGGCTGATGCCGCCGGCAGGCTGATCGAAGAGCTTGTCGAGGTACTGGCCGCCGGTCAGACGGCCCGGAGTGATCGGCCAATCGTCGCGCTGCAACACCGGATCACCGGTCGCGGGGTCGGTGCCGAAAACGTCGATCGGCATCCGCGCGATCGACGACGCGATCAGGTTCACGCTAGCGAACACCCACGGGTTCGTCAGATAGATCAGCCGGAAGCTCGCCCAGATCGACTCGCCCTTCGACGGCACGAGGTTCACACCGCCAGGCCCGAGCGCGTTGATCGACCCCGAAAGCGACCCGGTGACGCCGGCCGACGGCATCGGGCCGCCGTCGTAGTTCTCGGCCTTCAAACCGAGTCCGGCACCGAGCGCACGAGCGATCACCGCGCCACCCCGATCCGGACGAGGCCAACCGAGACAACAAGGAGCAGCACACCGAGCGCGATCAGCCCGGCTGGCAGATAGATGAGCGCGACACCCGCTGAGATCGCGGCGATCCCCGTCGCGGCGAGCGAGTCGGCGACGCCGACCTTGGGCAGCCGGAAGCGGCCCGCGACACGCGCGAGATTGGCGAACGCTGAGCGCAACATCAGGCTCCCGTCACCGCGGCCGGGATCGGCTTCGCACCCTTGCCGTCCCACGGCGCTGCTTGACCGGCTGAGATCATCGTCGCGGTCAGGTCGCGACCGTCGGCGAGCGTCACCGTGCCGTCGATGCGGCCACCGTATTTGTCCCAACCGTGCGACACGAGCTGCACGACGTCGCCGACCTTGACGAGCGTTTCGATGAACGCGAGTGCGGCCTTCCCCGCCGGCGTTGCGAGCTCGGGCGCGTTGCAGCCGAGCAGCCTGACCGACTGGCTACGGATCTCCGTGCCGCGCGTCGTGCGCCACACGTTGAATCCGAGATCGTGCTCATGGCCGGCGCGAACCTTGCCCGTCGGGGCAAGCACGAGATCAACGTCCAGGGTGTCGCCGTCGTGGATCGAGGAGACCGTTGCCCTGTACGGGCCGAAGACCGTCACGACTGGTGCACCCCGAAACCGAAGCCGCCGCCGAGTTGGTTTAGGCGCTCGCGCCTCTTGCGAGCGCCTGCCCGCGCGGGCGCGGGCATCGGCAAGGTCTGCGCTTCACCAACGGGGTCGCCGCTCACCATGTCTTCGCCGTCGAAGTCGTGCAGCACGACACGCTCGGGCACCTCGAGAGGAGACTGGTTCAGCCGGATCACGATGCGACAACCTTCTGCCGGCGAGCCTGCCGGCGCATCGTCAGCTCGTCGAGCATGTCGGGGAGCTGTTCAACAGGCGCGAGCGCCAGGAGCTTCTCCATTGTCTCATTCAACGCGCGCGCGCACATCGACTTCGATGTCGCCGAGCTCTTGGAGTCCATCTCGCGCGCGAGCTGCAGTGCGTTCGCTGCGAGCGAGGACGTCGCCAACTCGCGGTCGCGGTCGGCGAGCTTCTCGAGATCGTTCCGCACAGCATCCTCGACCTTCAGGTCGGTGAGGATCGATGACAGTGACGGGACGACCTTCGTCGCGGCGCGGCGCTTCGGAGTGGCGGTCTTGCGCTTCTTCGCGGTGCGCGGCTTCGTCGTCGCCGCGCGCGACTTGGTCGCCGCGCGCTTCTTCGGCTCCGCCATCACCATCTCCTCGAGGTGGCCGCGACGCGGGTGCGGCCGGCAGTCGCGCGGTTGCACTTCGCGTGTTCCGGCCCGGTGTACTTCGAGCGGTCGTGATCGTCGTGACCGAGGTCCCAGGCCTGACCCTTCTCGATCGGCTTCTTGCACCGCGCGCAGACGACCGTGCCGGCCGCCACCTTCGCCGCCCAAGCCCGGCGGAGCTGCTGATGACCGCCTCCATAGCCCCTCGCAGCAGTGCCCTTGCGGGGCCTCATATGCCCCTTTTTGGCGAGCGGGGAGGGGAACTGACCCGGGGTCATCTCCCGGCCCTCGTGTGGCGATCTACGAACCGGGGGGTAGGCACGTCGAAGCGCTGCTCAAGCCGCTGCTGCACGAGCGCACGCTCGGCGAGCGACTCGACCATGCGCGTGCGTTGACGCAGCGCCGGCAGAAGCCTCGCCGTATCGATGGAGTTCGGCTGCATGAACGAGTGAAGCCGCCTCGATGGGCGGCTTCAGTGATGGCTAGCGCCAGTGCGTGTGTGTGGCTAAGCGCGTCCTGTCCACGCGCGCCCACCGTTCGATCACTTCATAGCTGCACCACCGGACGGATAGGGCAGCAGCGGCATGGTGTCGAACTCGGCCCAGGTGTCCTGGTCGTGGTCGTTGTGTCCTGGTCGTGGTCGTTCGGACAGCCGAGCGTCGTGACTCCTCCTTCGACGCGAGGCTCGCGAGGGCTACCACACGTCACGCAGAGGCCATACCTCAAGACGTTGTCGAGCTGCTCTGGCGTCCACCTCGGCTCGCCGCTCATCGCTCACCGATTCTCGCACGTGCGTGTCGGTACGCGCGCGCGGCTGCGTTGCGCTCCGTCCCGCGCGAACGCGGCGTGTGCTCGATCGTCAGCAGCGACGTGAGGTCGGCCGCAGGCGCGAGCGTCAGGCCGTCTCGGGTGTCGCCGTGGAGGTGGTGAGGCGGGATCGTGTAGCCCTGGTGGCTGCCGCTGACGCCTAGCGTTGGAGCAGCGCGGAAGAGCCGACGCCAGCGCTGATCGACTCCGCGGTGATCGTCGCCAGTGACGTTGCGCAGCGTGGTCTCTGCGACGAGTAGGTCAGTGTGCGCAAGGGCGTCCTCAATCTGCATCCGCTTCAACCGCCGTTCCGCAACCGTCAGATCAAGAGGCGCGACGTACTCATCTCCGTCGATGACGATGATCCAGTCGGCACCCGAGCCGACAGCGAGTGCCATCGCGTAGTCGCGCTTGACGATCTGCGATTCCCACAGAGATCCAGGACGTGCGTAGGTTACGAGGCCAGCGTCACCCGCGGCCACTAGGAGCGCCTGATGCTGCTCCTTAGGCGAATGCGCCGACGCGTCAGGGTACGGCTGCCATGCGCCGTCGAGCGCAACGAGGCGGTCGCAGATGCCTGCGAGCGAGCGCACGCACCGTCCGAGGAACTCGGGCGGCTCGTTGTACCAACAGAGGACGGCGGTGATGTTCACGTCGATACGTCCACGCTGATCGCTCCGAGGTCTTCGTCGATCGTCTCGCACGCCCATACCGCGAGTGTGCAGGACACGAGCGGTGTGATGTCCACGTTCGATCCCTTGCGTGACCACGCCCACGCCTCACCGAGTGGCCTCTTGCGGGCGCCCTTTATCGCGGACTCGAGCTCGGGTGTGCCGAGGTGGCGGAGCTTGTCCTGCTCGACCAGGTCGAAGATCATGCCGCACGCGTTCGCCATCTCCTTCGCGTTCACGACCTCGACGTCGATGCCTAGCTCCTCGAACTGATGAACGAGCGACGCAGCCGCAGACGCGCCGTCACAGACGAACACCACCGCATCGTGATCATCACGCAGCTCCGCCGCCCGGTCAGCCACCCAACCGGTTCCACGTTGCCGCTCGACGACCTCGGTGTGCATCAAACCGTCAGGGTTCTCGCCGGCGGCACTGATCGACGCCCACTGACGATCCGGGCTGACGTCGAACGCGAAGCACACCTGACCCTCGATAGTTGACTCCGGATCGGTACGGGCACGCCACGTGGCCAGGTCAATGACGGAGTCGGCGCCCTCCTCGGTCGCCGGCCAGTCGCCGACGCCGAGCCGCTCGACAGCGAACGAGCGGGCGCCGAGCGAAGCGATCTCGTCACGGATGTGCTCAACCGTGATGCGGATCCCGAGCGCAGGGTTCGCCTGCGCCCACAGCGCCTCGTCAGCCAGGTCGTGCTCGTCGACGTCGTCAGGCGTGTCGAAATCGACTGAGTGCTCAAAGTACGCGAGACGTGCGTCGCCGCCGCGGATGCCGCGCTCCCGGATACGTGAGAAGACGATGCCGTCCTCGTGAACCATCTGATCGACGGCCGAGCCGGTGTACCAGGCCTGCGGGTTCGGCTGTGCCGACAGGATCGGCAGGATCGCCGCATGCGACACCTCCGGGAAGATCATCGCCTCGTCGAAGAACACGCACGCGCCCGAGAAGCCACGGCCGCCGCCCTTCGTCCGCGTGCGAAACCGGATCCGCTGGCCACCAGTGACACGGCGTCCCTTCGGCCCGTACAACTCGATGCCCTCCTCACCGTGCGCACGAGAGATCCGCTTCACGCGGCGTAACAGCTCGTCCTTGCCTTCGATCAGGTTCGAGAGACGGCGGAACGCCTCCAACGACGTGTCGAACAAATGCGCGCTGTAAATTAGAAGCGGTTCGGGCAGCAGATATAGCCCCGTCAGCTGTCGCGCCTCGATGATGCCGCCCTTGCCGTTTTGACGCGGCACCGTCACACCGACCGACGACGCAGCCCACTTCCCATCGACCCGCTCGCCAAGAGCGTTGACCAGGATGAACTGCTGCCACTCGTCAAGGTCAAGCCCGGCCATCGCTGCGAGCTCGACTGCCTCCTGGCCAGCCGACGACACGTAAGGCGGCACCGAGTAGATCCGCGGCTCCTGAACACCGATCAGCGTCTTCTTCTTCACTCGGGCCGCACCGACGGTGCCATCGCGTCGCCTCGGAGCGCACGCCTGTAGCGGCGCGGCAGCTTCCCCTCGGCCTCAAGCCGAGCGAGCGTGACGAGCGGCTTCACGCGCTTCACGTAGGAGCGGTCGCGGGCCCGCTCGAGCAGACGTCCGAGCAGCGGCACCCGGCGAGTGTGCACCGCAAACCACTGGATCAGCCGGTAGCTGCGTGGCGCAGCCGCGAGCGTGTCGTTGATCACGACCTCGAGCTGCGCACGAAGGAGCTGCACCGCCTGGCCCTGCAGCGCGGTCTGATGGCGTTTAGGCAAGGTCTCTCTCCTTGTCGTAGTCGAGCCCGTCACCGGGCCGGGTGCGGGGGATCGCGCCGGCGACGCCGCGGCCGATCGCCGGGATGCCACGGAGCGCCTTCTCGTCGCCGGGCAGCTTCGAAGCGAACCGCTGCGGCTGCACCTCGTCGTCGGTCACGACGATCTCGGCGAGCTGCTTCGCGCAATGCTCGGCGTACTGGCGCCGCTGCACCGCCAAGCTCAAGCTCGCGGGCATCGCGTCGAAATCCTCACGACGCGACCTCATGCCGCCTGCTTCCTGAGCGCCGCCGCCATCTTCCGATTAGCCGCCTCGAGGTGCGTCCGCACCGTCGACACGCTGATGTCGAGAGCAAGGCTGATCTGCCGCAGCGACAGGTTATGCCGATGCGTCAACTCGTACACATGGAGCTGCTTCGCCGTCAGCGTCGCCGCCGCGACCTTCCAAACGTCACGGCTGCTCATGCGCGCCCAGGCACCTGGGAAGCGATCTCGATGCCGCCGAGCAACCCGCGTGCGAGCTCCTGACGATCACCGTCGAGCAACGGAATCTCAACCTTGTGACCAGAGCCGGGATCGAAAAACGTCAGGATCGTCACCTCGATCTTCTCCACCGACACCGTCGGCTTCCCGCCGTCGTCGGTGATCTCAGCCTTCTGCATGTCGAACGTCTCGCGATGTATGCCGGCGCTATATCCGATCAACCGTTCAGTGATCGCCCGTGGCATCAGGCCGCCTCCACCTGACGCGTGCGCTCCGGAGAGAGGCTTGCGAGCAGCAACGACACGCCTACAGCCGTCGTCGCCGTGAAGCCTTCCTCAGTGAACGGCTCGCGGCCCATGTGAACCAGTCCACGCTCGAGGAGGTCGTCCCAGACGTCCTGTGAGATCGCGTCGCCGACCTTCTCGGTGTCGAACGTCACGTGCAGAGCGAGGGCGACGAGCTCGGCCTTGTCGGCGATCGCGTCGGCGTAGCCGCGCTCGTACGCGCCGCGACGGTCGATCTCGGAATGCCGGCCGGAGCCGTGGAACGTGTCGACGAGCCACCCGTAGTTGGCCTTGCCGATCATCCGGCGGAGACCGGTGAGCACGAGCGTCCCCTTCTTCGCGAACTCCACCTGCAACGTCTGCATCCCATGAGCGAACCGGTAGACATCGTCGGCCCCCGTCACCCGCAAAGAGAGCACCGGATCGCCGGCCGCGTTCCGTGTCAACTGCTTCGTGATCATGCGTCGAACCTCCAGTAGAGCGCCGTCAGGTGATCGGCCTCTTCGACCGTCTCGTGCCAGTCGGGATCGTCCGACGTCGGCGTTGCGCGCATGTGCGCGTCCCCGGTCGGTGGCGTCGTGGGATCCCACTCGCTGCCGTACTCAGCGACGTAGGCGCGCAAGCCCTCCTCGGGCGACGCGAACGCCGACTGCAGAATCCAGATCGGCTCGCCGTCCTCCGCCGTCAGGAAGCGGGCGTGAGGCCGGTTGGCCGGATGCGCGGGGCATCCCGGACTATGCCCGCCGTTACCATCGACGTGCGTGTTCACCCTCGGGCCAGGACACGTGCATTCGATCGTGCTCACGCTGCTGCGCTCCTCTCATCGATCGTCGTTTGGTTCGCGCGTACCCGGCGGGCACACGCAGGCTTGTCCTTGCACACGAAACCGAGCGGCGTCTGACGCACCTCAACGGTCGCCTGCACCCGGTCGCAGTGACGACACCGAGGCATCAGGCCGCGTCCTCCCGGCGCGCGTCGAAGCGCTCATCGATCAGCCGGTGACGGCGCGCGCGCTCGGCGTCGTCGAGCCCTGGCGTGTCGTCGATCATCTCGTGCGTCGTCTGGCGGTCGAAGTGGTCGGCGGCGAGCCATGCGGCGAAGCCCGACGTCTTCACGTCGACCTCGGCGCCGAGCATCGACCAATGACGGACGAGCGCCATCGGCGTCAACTTCGCCGACGGCCACACCGACCGGTACGCCGCGCAACGCTCAGCGACCTCGACGGCGGTCGCTCCGACCTTCACGAGCTCGCCGACCGCGATCGCCCACTGGCCGCGCTCCCGGTCGGTCATGCCGGACAGCTGCACACCGAGCGTCGCGCTCAGCGCAAGCTCAATCTCGAACCTCCCGCCGGACTCGTCCGGCAAGAGATCTTCTGACGGTTCAAATGATGGTTCCTCTATAGAGGGGTGCGCCGGTGCACCCCCTGAGGGGTGCGTGGATGCACCCCCTGAGCCAAAGTTGAGGGGGTGCACAGATGCACCCCCTCGAAGGAACGAACCGACGGCCTCCGTGGCCACCAACTCGGCCCGGTCGATGCCAACCGAGCCCTTCCGATTCGCGTTCTCAACGATCTGCCAGAGCCGCTCAGCCGACGGGATCCCGCGATGCGGAAGCACATACATCGACGACGTCTGACGGCCGTTCGCGTCGTTCCACGGCACGCTGATGATCAGCCCCAGGTCGCGCAGCTTCCGCAACCTGCGCTTCACCGTGTCCTCATGGCCGGCCTCGCACTCCGACTGCAACGTCTCCCGCTTCGGCCACGCCACACCGTCGTCGTTCGCCGAATCAGCGAGCTTCAACAACACCAGCTTGGCGCCATCGTCGCCGATCTCCTGCTTCCACGCCCACGACGACACATGCACGCTCACGCAGGCACCGCCGCGCTCTGCGGGAACTCATCCCACGTGCGACCGTCAAGCTCACGTCCAGCGTTGCGCTTTCCCGCGCGGTGCATGACAACAGGTCGCGCGTGACCGGCGCCAGCGCGATAGCCGTCCTCAATCCACTGCGGCCACGTGCGATCACGGCCGTCGTAGGTGACCACGCGATCGCGCTCAGATCCATCGAACGTTGACCCGGGCGCCCACTCGCCCCATTGCTTGAAGAAAAACGCCGGCCGCGAAACGACCGGCTCGTGGTCAGAGCTGAACGCGACGTCGGTCATGGTGAAGCAGGCGTCGCGGAGTTCGCGGAACCAATCCGGATGCGACGGCCGCGCATGCCGGCCCGACTCGCCGCCCGCGATCACCCAATCGATGGCGGTGAGGTCGAGAGCGGCCCGGGGCATCGCAGCCCCGGGCTCGAGCGAAGCCGTTGACGGTGACCCGGGATGTACCGCCGGGCGAGGCCTGCTCTCGATCTTTGGGAAGAGGCTGCCGAGCAGCGGCTCGGCGCTGATGAAGCGGACCGCCGCCGGGATCTCCCGGAGCACATCCGCCCGACACGTGAACCGGGAGTTCTCGATCGACACGCCCATCCACACGTTCGGCAGATAGCCGAGCGGGTCGCTCGGCTCGAGGATGTCGTACTCGAGGTAGTCGTAGAGGCGCGCGAGCTCGTCGCGCGCAGCCTCGGGACGCTTCGTCAAGATCAGCCAATCGAGCTGCGGCGTGAGACGGATCAGGTCGAAGAGTCGCGCGCGTGGCTCAACGAGCTCGTCGCGCTCCTCGAAGACGTCGGCCATCGACGCGCAGAACACCCTGGGACGGCGGCCCAGCTTCGCCGGCAGCAGTCGCGCCCACTTCAGCGGCTCGGCCCAATGCTTGTCGCCGAAGAACCTGAACTCGTGACCGTCACCCCACAGCTGCACGCCGTTCGCGTACCGCTTCGACAACGTGTCCGCATAGCAGTGCGCGCACCCCGGAGAAACCTTCTCGCAGCCCCACCACGGGTTAAAGCTGAGGTCAGCCCATTCCACCTTCGTCAGGCCCATGAGGGCCTCCCGAAGTGGCTACGCCGTGGCGAAGCGGCCGTGCGGCCCGCGCACTTGCACGAGCTCGCCACGCTCGCGACTGCGGTGCGCGTGACACACAGTGCAGACCGGCTCAACGTCCTCGTGATGGCCGCCGCCGTAGCCGAGGCGATGGTCGTACTCGTGGCGACGATCGTCGCCGAGGTGACCGCAGTCCGCGCACGGACGGGTTCCCGGGCGCGGAAGCCTGCCGGTGCGCACGAGGAGCGCAACACGCTCGCGTGCCTGACGCACGTCGCCGTCACGCGGCGGCTGGGGAGCAGGGCCAGGAGACTTGCGCTCGGCGACGGGAACCGGGACGTACCGCTCTTTGCCGCGCTTGCTCTGCACGTCGCGGCAGGCACGCGCGAGGCCGTCGCCGCGGGAGCCGTCGCGGGTGAACGCGTCGAGCGGGTGCCACGCCTTGCAGCCCGAGCACCAGCGCTCGCCTTCAGCGAGACGCCGCTCGTACTCCTCGATCGTGACGCCAATGCGAGCGGCGGCGGCTCGGCGAACTCCCTCGATGCTTCCCATGCGACGATGATCGCGCCCGTTCCGGACGTCGCGTCGCACCACTCGATACCGGTCGTCTGCGCCATCAGTTGCGCCTCGCTCCCATCCGCAAGAGCGCGTAGCGGCGGTTCGCGTCCTGGATCTCAGCGACCGTCGCCAGCCGCACGTTGACCAGCGGGCCCGGCTCGCCTGGTGGAGCTTTCTCCTCGACGACAATCACCATCTCCCTCGGATCGGTGCGGGGCGTCATCGCGAGGATCTCCTTGACCCGGTCGAGGCTCATCTGCAGCGGCTCGCCGCCGGTGACCCTCATCGCCGCCTCGACGATCGCGCAGTATTTGCCGGTCACGACGCGGTACTGCACCTCGGCACGCATCGCGTCAGGGACGCCAACGCCCGACAAGATCTCGTGCGGCAACAGGAACTCCGGCTCAGCCATTCTTTGCCTCGTCTGGAGTCGGCCCGAGCCGTCCCGCGCCCTCAACCGTCCCGGCCGGACTCGGGAGCAGCTCAACCTCTGCGCAGCCGCACACGACGCCCACATACGTCGCAGGGTCGATGTGCTCGAAGCACGGGCCCACCGCGATATCCATCCGGCAACCCGTGCAGCGCAACACCCGCTCGATCTCCATGTTCGGATGCTCAAGCAGCTTCACCCGATCGCCCTTCGCGTTCAGGAACCCCAACCGGTCATACGAGCCCTCCGGACGCTTGAACGGGCTGCTGCTCAACGGAGCACCCCCTCGATCTCGCCGTTAGTCCACTGGACGGGACGCCAGAGATAAACCTCGACGTTCGCATCGCGAAGCGCCTGCATCCAGGCGCGTTGCGCCGCGGTTGTGTCGCCCGTCGCCTTCTTCAACTCCACGAAGAGCAGGCGGCGACCGCGCACGAGCGTCAGGTCAGGGAAGCCGGCGGCCGAATGGCGCGAGTCGTGCGTGTGATAGACGAGCCACCGCAACGCACGAGCGCACGCGATGATCGCGTCCTGCAGCTGCGCCTCGGTCACGCGACGCCTTCCGGCTCGAGCGACTCGGCGCACCGCTCCACGAGCATCCGCATGACGGGCGGCGTGACGGCGTTGCCGTACTGAGCGACCTGGTCGCGCTTGTTACCGAGCACCACGTACGGCGATCCGTCGACGTGCTCGTGCATAACCATCGCGCGGGCGATCTCGTGCGGCTGCAGCATCCGGAACGTGCAGTCGTCGATCGCCTCCTCGAGATCAACGAGGCCGAAACGGTCGTGAGTCGTGACCGCACCGATCGGCTCGACCGGCGGCACAGCCTCGCCAGTCCGGTAGTACGGGACGATCAGCGACTGATGCCCGGCACCGGTCAGCGTCCGGATCGGATCCTTAACCGGCGTTGACATCTGGCCGGCGTCACCGCGCGCCGTGTTGTTCCGCATCACGAACGCGCCAGGGGCAGGCTCAACGAGAGCGAGCTTCCCGCCCGTCGTTACGACGTGCGACGGCTCAGTCGCTGCGTCGCGGGGCGCGTTGTTCGCCATGTTCGAGACGACGAGCGCGCGATGGTTCTCCGCGAGCACCGTTCCGATTGGCTCATCGACGGACTTCGGGTTACGACCCTGGCCGGTCGGCCCGCCCGCGGGGACGAGCAGCCGCAGCTGCGGGATCGTCGTCACGCACGGCAGCGCCTCATCCGTTGAGCGCGGCGTCGAGCCGGAGCCCTTCGCGACGACGAGGCCGTGATGGTTCCCGCTCGCACAGACCGTCGGTAGCGACTGCTGGTTCGCGTCGTCGGCGTTGCCGTTCTTCCGAAGCGGCACGACGAGCGCAAGGTCGGCCTGCGTCGTCCGCGTCACCATCGGCTGATCCGTCGTCTTCACCCGGGAGCCCGACGTGCGCTCCGAACGGTTCCCCGCGACCGGCAACAACAGACCGAGATCCTGACGGCCCGTCTGCGTGACCAAGGGAATCGTCAGCGGGCGCGGCATCCCGTCCTGCAGCAACCTGAACGCCTGACCTTGCAAGCCGTAGCGTTCGAGGCCGCGGCGGATCCGCTCGCGCGTCGCCGTCGCCAACGCCTTCTTGCGGTCGCCGATCCGCTGGCCTCCCAGTGACCAGTCGATCGCGGTCGCTGCCGGATAGGCACCCGGCCACGCCTGCGTCTGACACGTCGGGCACTGGTAGACGTACTGCGAACCGTAGGAGCCCCACGGCCGGCCGCCGCTCCTTGTCATCGGCTTCCACGCCTGTACCGCCTGAACGACCTGTTCGCAGCGCGGGCACCACGACGGCACCACGAAGTCCAAGTCCGGGGCGCGCTGCTCCTTCCGCCAGAACACGACGTACATGCGGTCGCGTGACTGCGGTGTCGGCGGCGCAAACATGCTGTTGAGCAGCACGACGCGGTGGCGGTAGCCGAGCGCGTCCATCGCGTTCAGCCACGCGTTGAAGAGCTCGCCGTTGCCCATCTTGAAGCCGGGCATCTTCGGCCCCCACCAGAACGCGTCGACGACGTTCTCGACGATCACGATCTTGTACGCGTGGAACTCAGTGAACCTGACGACGTCCCACATCGTCGCCCGGGACCGCTCCGCGAGATCGTCGCTCAGCGGCGCCTCATCGAGCAGCGACGGCGCCACGACCGGCTTACGCCGGGCGCCCTTCGCGAGCGTGTGGTTCGTGCACTCGGGCGACGTGATCAGGATGTCCGTCGACTGATAGCGGCGCGGGTCACACGCCGAGATGTCAGTGCAGTCGTGATCCGCACCCGGGAAGTTCGTGTTGTGCGTCTCGATAGCGAGCTTCGAATGGTTCAGCCCGAGCCGCAGCTCGACGCCCGCGATCGCGGCGCCGAGACTCGACCCTCCCGCACCGCAGAACTGATCGGTCGCCGTCAGCCCGTTCACGCGGCGGCTTCTTCGAGCGTCAGCTGGTCAGCGTCGGCGCCGCCGTCGAGGGCGAGTTGCGCGTTCTTCACGGCAGAGGCGTGGTAGCTCTCCTTCAACTCGAACCCGACCACCCGCCGCGGCGAGCCCACGGACAGGCCCGTCGCCGGACTTGGGCCGTTCAACGCGGTGTAGGCGGTCGAGCCGATCCCCATAAACGGATCGCAGACGATCTCGCCCGGGTTGCTGTAGAGCATCACGCAGCGGCGGATCACCTCAAGCTGCAGCGGGCACACGTGCTTCTCGTCGTCGTCCTCACGTGCGGTCTTCCACCCTTCAAGGACGTCGGTCTCGCGGATGTCATCCCACGTGCCGCGCGCCCACCGGATCCAATCCGAGCCGGTGATCCATCCGTCAGGGTTGCCCTCATGGCGCATCGCCTTCACCGGGACGGCCTCACCGGGCTTCTGGAAGATCAACAAGAAATCGTTGACGGCCGGGGCGAGGTTGCGCGCGTTCGTCTTCGCCGTCTTGAACAACAGCGAATGGAGCTTCTGCCGGCGCGCGATCACCTGCGGGTTCTTCGGGATCGACACCTCGCCCTTCCACTCCCAGCCTGCAGCCTCGAACACGTCGATCACCGCGCCGCGGAAGTCACGGCGGCCCATGTAGCCGTGCTGCACCCGATAGGTGACGAGCTGCTGAATGTGGATGCACGCGTTCGTGCCCGGCTTGTGAGCCGCGAGCAGCTGCTCAACGCAGAACCGGAGGTGCAGGCCGAACATCGACTGCACGAAATCCGTGCCGTCCTGGTTGTTACCGATGTCCTCGTTCTTCCCCGAGTACATGAACAGGGAGCCGAATGGGATCGACGACACGGTCAGGTCGACCGACTCCGGCTTCAGGTGCTCGCCGAACCCGGTCACGCAGTCGCAGCAGTGGATCGCGAACTCGCTCACGCAGCCTCCAGTTGGATGATTGGGAGCGCGTCAGCGAGCGCCGCGCGGTAATTGATCTCCTGCGTCGAGACGTCGGCCTCGAACAGGGCCTGCTTACGGTTGACGTTCGTGAGCATCAGCCCCTCGAGCTCGGGCACGAACGGCACATGCACATGCACCGTCTCGGTCTGGCCGAACCGGTACGCACGGCGGATCGCCTGATACATCCGCTCAAAGCTGTCGTCGAAGCCCGAGAACACCATCGCCTGCGCGTGCTGCAAGTTCAGCCCGTAGCCGATCAGCGACGCCTTCGACACGAGCACCTCAACGCGGCCCGCGCGGAAGTCGTCGAGCGCGGTCGCGCGCGCCGCGTCGCTCATCGAGCCATGCAACGCGGCGACGCGCACACCGCTCGCCTGGGCGGCGAGCTCGGCACACAGGATCTCGGACTCTTCGTCGAAGACCGTCCAGACGATCGTCGGCCGGCCGCGACGCGACTCGTCGATCGCGAGCTCCGCGACGAGCCGCGGCTTCCGCGACTGAACACGGGTTACGGTGCGGGCGTTCGAGGGGGCGGCGACTCGCTCGGGTTCACCGTTGATGGCGGCAGCGCCCGAAACAGCAGTCTGGCCCACGGCCGCCGCCGTCCCCTCCAACGCCTTCTCGTACACGAAGCCCTTCGCGATCTGCGACAACTTCGACCGCTCACGCACACCCAGCCGCTCATCGAAAAGGCCGCGGCCCTCATGCGCGAGCAGCTCCTGCATCAGGCCGCGCTGCGCCTCGGTGATCTCGACCGGCCACTCATGGATCACCGGAGGCGGCAACGTCGCCAGAATGTCCGCGAAGCCGTAATGCGCCGGATCGCGGAGATAGATCGACCACGACGACATAAACCGGAAGAACGCCTCCCGCGCGTGCGGCTTCACCGACCACGCGTTCGTCTTGTTGTCGCGGGTGAAGTACGTCCAGAGGATCTCGCCCTCGTTGCGGAGCTTCTCCAGGAACGCCGCCTGCGACGCGTACTCCATCGTGTCGTTCGGCGCCGGCGTCGCCGTACAGCTGAGCTTGTAGTCGATGCCCTTCGCGGAATGGATGACGTTCCACTTGATCGTCCCGCCACCTGACTTCAACAGCGACGACTCGTCGAGCACGAGACCCGCGAGGCGGCGCAGTTCGTCGAGTTGCCCCGGCACCATCAGCGCGTACGTCGCGATGCCGATCCCGGGCCCGTCACCAGCGCACCACTCAGCCAACGCGACACGCGTCGTCAACCGGTCGAGCGGGACGGCGTCCGGGTAGAAGTGCCGCCACTCCTCGCACGTCTGCGCGATCAACTCATGCGTCGGCGAGAACACCAACACACGCCCGCCGGTCCAGGCCTGCACCTGACGGGCCCACTCCAAAAACATCGCCGTCTTCCCCAACCCAGTGTCAGCCCAGATCGCATACCGGCGCGCAGCCAACGCCTCGCCGACGATGAACGCCTGATAGTCGAACAGATGCTCGGCGAGAGGCTCAGCCGCGGCGGTGGACGCAGCGAGCCCCTCGTCGAGCATCCCCGCATACCGCGCGGCCGTCGACAACGTGTACGAATCGGTGCGCCAGTCGTACGACAGCTCGCGCTCCGGCAACTTCTTCGCCTTCAAGAACAGCTCGTACGCATCAAGGTCGAACCGGTCGAACGTCACGACGGCGCGGCCGTCTACGATCGCGACCGCGCTCACGCAGCAGCCCCGGTCAGTACCAGCCGTGGACGCGTCTGAACGCGAGCGCGCCCGACGGTGAGCCGTGCCGGCGCTTCACATACGAGATCAGCCACCGCACCTGCGCACGCCACGTGACCCCGAGTCGTCCCCGCCACGCTGACGGGCACGGGTTCGCCTGCGGGATCCCGCAGCTGTTCGAGCCGGTGTAGCGACAGTCCGTCGTCGACGGGTAGTGACGACACGGATTCCAACCCGACTCCGGCATCACGACCGCGTCCAACGCGCGCCACTCCGCCTCGGAGTGCCACATGGCGATCGTCAACTGGTGCGCATACGAGCGCGGCGTGCTGGTACCTGACCTTGCAGTGGGGGCGAGCAACACCATGCAGGCGAAGCCCGCCGCGATGACAGCGACAGCGCGAATCAGAGATCTCCTTGTGAGGGGACACGGCCTCGGCCTCGCAAGCGGCCGGCGTGCAGAGCAGGGGGCGAGCATCGACCCTGCGGTCGAGCCCGCCCCCGTCGTGCGCGTCAGGCGGGGACAGCCTCGACGTGACGGTGCCCGACACTTTGGTAGTCGGCACCACAGCCCGAGTGGCCGCGGACGAACCGCGAGCGTCGAGCATCGCCCAGTCACCGGCACGCTTCGCCGGCCGTCCCCTGTGTGGGATCTTGGTGTTACTAAGTCGTGGTCGAGCGGGATCCGCGGGAACGCTTGCGCGTTCTCCCTGCAAATCCGGTGCGTCGGGATTGCCGCTTACGCGGGTTCGATTCCCGCCGCCTCCATAAATCCTGCTCAGAGCGTTTTCCGTAGGAAACACTTCCCTACGAAGCGCTCTGATGCTCGTCGTCACCCGCTCGCCTGTGTCCAGGAACCGCACCAGGACAGTGCGCATGCCGCCGCGGGCCTCGATCACACACCGACGGCCCTTCAGCGCAGCCCGGCGCTCGTTGTTCCCCCACGCGTAGACGTAGACCTGGGGGGTCACGCGCTCTCCGCTGCCCATCTGAGACAGGTGGGGCAATCCGGCTGGTCGTGGGTGTCGCACTTCAGGCCGCCGGCGGCACCGGGAGGGCCGCACAGGTCGACGACGTAGCGGACGGCCATCGCGGCGAGCTGGATAGCCTCCGCGCGCGCCTCGCGCGACCGGCCAGTGTTCGAGCGGACGTGCTCCCACAGCTCCTCGAACTCCTCACGGATGACCGAGTGGCCTTCGTGGGGAGACGCCATCGCGCCGAAGCGCCGGCGAGCCGCCGCGAGCTCGCGACCGACCTCGACGAGCGCCCGGTCAGCGGGCGTGCTGACGATCGAGATTTTCACGTCCGCCATCGCCGTCAGTCCTCGTCCGTGCCCAGGTTGTAGATCTGCGTGATCGCTTCCTCGAGGTCGGCGGTGTCGAGGTTCGCGTACCCAGCGGTCGTGCGGATGTCGGCGTGGCCGGCGAGCATCTGAGCGAGCTTCAAGTTGTGCGTGCCTCTGACCATCGCCGTGATCGAGGTGTGACGGCCGCGGTGCATGTTCATTCCTGCCGTGACGCCCTTCGGGATCAGGTCGGCGCGCTCGAGGAGGCGGTACCACCAAAGATGGACGAGCTTCCCGGTCGGCTTACGATCGTGGAGGCGGCGGGTGACGTTCGCGTATCCCTGGGATCGGCCGTTGCCGAGCTGGAGGATCTCCGTCGCGTCCGCGTCGTCGACCTTCATCCGGCGGGTGTCCTGGCGGTAGAGCAGCGGCGAGTCGGGGCCGAGTCCTTGCGCCTGCAGCGACAGCAGCTTGAGCCAGAAGAGGTCGTCGGGGATCGGCAACGGGTGAATCCGTCCGCCCTTCGTGTGCACAGTCAGCAGGCGCCGCTCGACGTCGAAGTGCTTCAGCTGGATGTTCATCACGCCGGACCGCCTGAGCGCGTACCGCAAGATCAGAATCGCACCGATCCAGTCGGCCTCATAGGTCTGGGCGGTCAGGACACGGTCGATGAAGTTCTCGCCGAACAGCTCCTTCTCGGTGTCACGAGCCTTCGCCCTAGCGAGTGCGCGCGCGGGGTTGCCGTGGATGCCACGTCCCTCACGAACGGCCCACTCGAAGAAGTCGATCCAGACGCTCCGAACCTTGTTGCGGGTGCGCGCAGCGGCTGTGCCCCAGAAGTAGTCCATCGCCTCGCGGAGCCGCTCGATGCCGATGGGTGGAGAGAAGTCCTTGAGCTCGAGGTCGGCGAAGTGAACGCAGAGATTGCGCAGGATCGCCTCGTAGTCACGCAGCGTGCTCTCTTCAGCGCCCCACTCGTTCTTCTTCCACCGGTAGTAGCGCGCGACCTCGAGACCGAGCGGGGTGCTCCTGTAGGAGCGATCGCGCACGGACTCGCGCAGCATCCGCGCCGCGGCCGCCAGAGTCAAATCGGAAGCGACGGTCACGGTCACGTGCCCTGGGTCTCCTGGAGCTTCGCGCCGAGGATCAAAGCGGCCGAGATCGCACCGATCAGACGTCCTTCAAAGGCGAGGGCGTTCGGTGCATAGGTCAGCGACGCAAGCGCGGGCTGTGCCCACTCGCCGACGTCCTCCATCGACACCTCACCCGGGATCCCCTGCGCAAGCGCGACACGGATCCCCGCGACCGTCGGTTCAGCCGCCGGCGCGTCGATGCCCAACCAGGCGCGCTGCGCGAGCTCCGCCGCCAACGTGTCCGCCAGCCGCGTCACTGCGGCGCCTCGAAGAGCGGCAACACTACATGCCGCCAGCCGGGCGATCCGTCGGCGGGATTCGTGCCCGAGTGCTCGTCACGGTCGAAATCACCGGCGAGCACGAGCGCAGCCTCCGGTGTTGGGCACGGCCCGTAAACCGAGATCGGCCGGTTGTCCTCATCGTCGATGACGAGCACGACGAACCCGGCCGCTTCATCCGCCCGGATCTGATCGAGCCGCACCAACAGATCGGCCAGGTTCACCCGAGCTCCGGTTCATACGAACGAAGAATGTGCGGGGCGTCCTGGTGCGTCGACAGAGGCCGTGAGGTGGCTGTGTCGTCGCCCGTCGCGGCAGTCGCCCCGCTGCGACGATCGGTGAAGGTGGTCACGTGGTCGCCTCCGGCCAGTGCCGCTCGAGCGCGTCCAGCACACCGTGCGTGCGGGCCCACTCGACGCAACGCTGCGGCAGCAGGGCCCGGGGAATCTTCTCTACGGCGAGGTCATGCCGCCGATGGATCTCGTAGCAACCCGCGATTCCATTGGTCGCGTCGTACACCAGGTCGTGCAGGCCGCGACGTTTCAGTGTCTGCTTCGGCACCACGTGCATCGCCTGCAGCGGACCGTCGCAGACATGGCCCGAAATCTCGGTGCCGATGCACGGCTCCGAACACACGACGATCTTGAACACCGCGGCAGCCTCGAGCACAGCCTCGCTCGCGCGCTTCGGCTTCGCACGCAGCGGCTTCGTGGCGCGCGCGAACGGCGTCCGACGCATCGGGGAGCCGCGCTTCACGCGCCGATCCGCTCCCGGTCGAACGGGATCGGCTTCACACCGGTCAGGTCGATCAGCGGCGCGCTGCGACGCCGCCGCCGGCGCGCTGAGATCTCGACGATCGCGCACCACGCGAGCACAGGTACGAAGCCTGCGACCAGCCACGCGAGGATCGCGACGCCGAGCCACCCCAGGACACTCACGACGGGCCGTCCTTCAACAGGATGTGCGTCGCGACCGCGATCGCGACGAACGCAAGCACCCCAACGGTGAGAAGCAGATGCTGGTCAGGCCACATCGCGACCGACCTGGATCAGACGGGCGAGGAGCTGCAGCGTCGACTCGAGCAGCCCCGCCGAGACCGGCGCGAGCTTCTCCTGGTACACCGGCAGCAGCACTTTGTACGCCGCGTCGCGCTGCGACCAGTAGTCGCCGCCGTTCTTCTTCGCGGCCGCCGCTGCTTCGATCGCCTGCGTCCAGTGAACGGCAACGGCAACGGCAACGGCATCGGCATCGGCATCGGCATCGGCAACGGCAACGGCATCGGCAACGGCATCGGCAACGGCAACGGCAACGGCAACGGCAACGGCAACGGCAACGGCACCGGCATCGGCACCGGCAACGGCACCGGCAACGGCACCGGCAACGGCAACGGCACCGGCATCGGCAACGGCAACGGCACCGGCAACGGCACCGGCAACGGCAACGGCACCGGCACCGGCAACGGCAACGGCAACGGCAACGGCAACGGCACCGGCACCGGCAACGGCACCGGCACCGGCAACGGCAACGGCACCGGCAACGGCATCGGCAACGG